GTTATTTTTTCATATTTAGATATTATCATTTGGGCAACCCTATCATTATTTTCCACAGTAAAACTTTCATCACTTAAATTAATTAAACATATCATTATTTCACCACGATAATCACTATCGATTGTGCCCGGTGTGTTAATCACTGTAATTCCAGATTTAATAGCCAACCCTGAACGTGGTCTAATTTGTGCCTCATAACCAATAGGGAGTTCGATATATATTCCCGTTGGTATTATTTTTCTTTTAAGAGTTGGTATTTCTACTGGTTCAACCAAATTAGCACGTAAATCCATTCCAGCAGAGCCTTCAGTAGCGTAAGCAGGTAATTCGTTTTTCGATTTATTGATAATTAATACATCACACAAATTCATAGTTATTTTCTTTTTGTTTTATAATATTTAATGTTAAAAGTTTTTCTGCTTTTTCAGGATTTTTACACCAAGAACACACATCTTCTAATGATACTTTATCGTGTAAATATGCCCATAATGTTGCATTTCCAAAATTTTTATGCAACCATCTATGGTCACTCCACGTTAATAACACTAAGTTTTCTTCAGAATTATTATCAACCACACAATCTCTATGGTGAACACAATAATTATTTGGAACTTTATCTATTTTCAAATACTCGAAAACTATTTTATGGTGTAATTTGATTCTTCCAAATTTTGGTAACCTGTCCAACAAATACTTACCATCCCTTTCAGCATTTCTAAAATTAGGGTTGTTAACACCAAGATATGCTTTTTTTCTAAATTCCGCAACACATTTGGTTGAGCAAAAATATCCTTGTGTTCTTTTATATCTTTTTTTTGATGATTCTTTTAAATGAAATGATTTTCCACATTTAGTACACGTTGTATTATTTTTCCCACGTAATTGAGATGCAGCACATTTTTTTGAACAAAATTTTGCCTTATTTTTTCTACTATCAATGACAGTGAAAACATTACCACAAGTTAAACAATTTTTTTCTACCATAATATTTTTACGATAAATACTTGGTGTTATTGAAAAATAACAATAAACCCAACAATATTTTATTAATATTATTCATTATCTATTATCTCCACTTCCATGAATCGTTCCACGGGCATGTCTTCCAATTAATTTTTCAATATTATATGTCGCAACGTCCTCAAGACCGAATCCCAGATTCTTACACATACTTGCCATATACCAAAGAGTATCTCCAAGTTCAGCTTTAATTGCATCTCGATGTTCATCGGTTATTACACCACCTGCATCTCTTATAATCTTTTTGATTTTACCTTGTACCTCACCTGCTTCTCCAAGTCCCAGACCGTCATAGGCAACTGCAAGTAATTCCAAAACATCATCGGGTGTTTCTGGGTGCATTGCTTTAAATTTATCCAACGAGATGCCAAGACTTACTGCTTTTTCCTGATATTCTTTAAACGTTTCCATCACCAACATTTTTAATTTCCTTAATTAATTTTTTTATACCTTCAGGTGTTTCGGTTTTACCGAGTTCATTCTCAATCAATTTCAGATAATCTTCATCCATCTTGTCGTTGATATCGTTTATCGCCTGTAGTTGTTCCAGTGCGAATCTAGCTTGGCTGCCTTCATCGGCTTGAATCAATGACGGTTCTTTATATTTCTTGTGTTCGATATAATTTTCTTTGTTACCGTAAAACAGTAACGCCTGTTTCATCAAGGCGTTCTGACTCCTGAGTTCTTCAATGTTATTACTCATCTTCTTGGTCTTCTTCGATAATATTATTTTTCACGATTTCCTGATATTCTTTTAATTCAGAAGGATTGAGTGTGTATTCCTTACGATATGGAAATCTGTTATTGATTCTGGTGTGAAAAAATTTTCCATGAGACTCGGTATCCTCAAATTCCTGATAGAGTTCAGGGTCAATATTTTCATAAGAATACATATTACCACGACTAAATCCGATATACAGTCTCTGGCTTTTCACGAAATACACGGTATTCAGTATATTTTCTGACTTATAGATGGCTTCAATATATCCGATATCATTATCATCATCCAGTACTTCTTTTCGTTCTACTATCATTGCGTGTGTTTATTGAGCAAATATAAGTATAAAAATAATAAAATCAAAGAGTATTTATATTAAAATCGAGCACATGTCGCTTCCAAAAAAGAAAAGTAAAGTAATGATTGATACCAACCCGCCAGAGGTAGGAAACAAGTATTTGGAATACGGAATGGATAGAATTCACGAACTCATGGTTAAAACCGATAAGAAAACCAATTATCTACCGAGAACCATATTATTCGAAGACCTTGACCGAGCTGTTTTTGATTACGTAAATGAATATAATATGAAACTCACTCTTGACAATGAGTCCGTACCGAGTTTCTATCTTGATAACGACCGTTGGGGTGAATTCAGTAAAACTTGGAAATTCATGGATAACGATAAAAACGTGCCGACACCCTATATCACGGTAAGACGTATTGATAAACAAATCGGTACTCGTTTGGGTATTAAACACCGTATTCCACAACCCCGTAGCTTCAGATATATGAATGTTCCGATAATGGATGAGGGTCAAGTCATATATCTACAAATGAAAATGCCTGAACCCGTCAATGTTGACTTAACATATGAGGTGGCATTATTCACGAAATACCGTGTTGATGTAAATCTTTATGATGAACAAGTGTTAAAGAATTTTGCTAGTCGTCAGGAATACGTTTGGGTTAAAGGTAATCCACTGCCCTTGTTATTTGAGGGTTTTGCTGAAGCCAATCCGATTGAAAACATTGATGGTGACCGTTTCTTTGTTAGTAAATACGCTTTAAAAATTCTGGGTTTCATTCAAGACGAGAAGGAATTTGAAATAGTTAAGACCATGAGACAACCGAGAATCGGATATAGTGTCGATAATTAATTATTCTATAACATCATAAGTACCATCGTCCTCAAACACATTTCCAGTTGGATAGTTTTGTTTCTTGTTTTCGAAATTCTGAAACGTATCATTGTTTCTCTGAACATATGCGCTATTCGGTGTGAGTTCATATGCATTCACGGGGTCGGTTGCGAATCTCCATGTATTGGATTGTGGGTATAAAAAGACTCTGAAATACATGTTTTCTGGGTCAGCAAGGTCGTTAATCGAATTATTATAGAAAAGCTGTAATTTGCCGTCTTTCGCATTGTAAAAACTTAATTTCATGTATGCAACAACAAAACTATCTGTTAGGGTATTGAGATACCATTTGGGAATATTTATACCACAAAGCTGATGATTCAAATCAGTCTGCAACGTATAATTAGGAACTGAACCCATTTTAGTTTGATATGTTGTGGTTAGTCTGGTTTGGGTGTTAGCAGTAATGGTGTCATATAAATCAGCAATAATAAAACTGTTTCTAATCACATCATCTCTATTACTGAGTTCGGAACTCGTAAATCCTGCGTTGGTGAATGTGTTACCATGTGTAGTATTACCAGCATTTAAAAAATAAAACCTAAGATTTCTCGTTCTGCTTGGAGTGAACCTAACTATTTCATAGTCCGTTATGGGATTAATTAATTCCTGTTTGGTCTGTTCAGTAAGTCTGTCGATTTCCTGCTGATAACCAGACACATTAACATTACCACTTAAACCAAAGGTAAGTGTTGCACCTGTACTGTTTTTATTTAAATATATTTTTTCTTGTATTATCGACATGGCTTTCCTATATCATTTAAATCATTTTCGGGTTCTGGAACGAATTCCAATAATGTTGAATCACTATTCATAGATATCTGACTAAATACTGTTGAAGTATTACTATCACTTAAGTCAGGTGAGATGCTGAGTATAAGCGGTGCAAATAAATATCTTCTGCCGTTCATGAAAGGGTAATCAACACCATTCCCACTTAGGGGTTCAGTAAATCCCTGTGGAACTATTTCTCTCCACACGTATTGACCGTTGTCGAGTTCTGTTGCGTATGTGGGAATCTCGGTTTCTTCTGGCACGAGTTCATTGGGATTGGGTATTAGTTTAGTTACGACTCGAATTGTGTCGGTAAGAACAAAATTTTCTTCAAGTCTAACGCTTTTACTCTCATGAGTATTTTCAAATAAGATTGTGCTTCCAGAAATATCAACCCAACTGCTTCCACTTTGTTTCTGTATTTTAGTTATGGCGTAGTACCTATAACTGTTTCGTGGAAATTTTATCTTGGCGTTAAAATCGAGTTTATATGTGCCAACCCCTCCAAATGTAATGGTTCCATTTGTTAGATTTCCAGATATGCCACCACCGCCATTAATTGATGTCCAATTTGTTATAACAGATTCATCCGAACCCACAATTTGTTGTGTGGATTTCTCCACAGTCCAATTAAATGTTGGATTGCTTGTATATTCAATATCCAGACTTATGGAGTTTTCAACCAATTTCGTCATTTCAGCTGTACTTAGGTCATCACTGAGATATCTTAGTCTTAACGGAATGAAGGGGTTGTATTTCCAAACAAGATATCTTGTACTACCACCACTGGTTTCATATTGGGTTTTAATGTATATGGTCTGATTGTCAACAAGGGTTTGTCTGTATTGGGTTTCATCGTAATTTATAACTTCACCAATTTTACCCGTTGTTGCGGTTTCCACAATATCTCCAATATTTAAGTCTTTAGGTGAATAATTGGTTTTAATTCCAGTACCCGTTGTAATGTATCTCGTGTATTGCATGGTTTCTGCCACACCATTCCCATTGGTTTTTAATTTATATTTTGCAAATAGAAATAATTCGGTAATCGGGAACCCGAAATTATCGAAATACTGGCTCACATCAAAATCGATATTAAATGCAAAACCATAGGTCTGTTCATCATATACGTTGGTTGTGAAACCCGCAGGAAATAATTCGAAGTCATTTGGTGTTGCAATTACTTGGAACAGTCTGAGATAATTACTACTATTAAGACTACCAGCACGAGTATATCCGCTACTTGCGGGTCTGACAAGATAGAAATCGAAAGAATTTAATAGGTTTTTTGAATCATCAGTATAATCGGGAGTAAAAAAATCATCGAGTTCGTCATAATTATTAACCAAACCATTGAGTAACGACATGTATTCGATTCTACCGTATATTCTATATACTGGATTGTTGGCACGTTCCTCATCAAAAACCTCTGTGGCATCCACGACATCATTCACAGTAAATTCTGTAATTTCTGAAGTCTTTCTCGTGAGTTCGGCTTTAGTGAATTCCTCGGTATTAACAGCATTAATATCTCTTCGAGAACCCAGTAATATTTCAACGCTTCTATCCATATAACATAAATACCGTGAAAATAATTTCGTGAAAACGTAACCTTTATGATTTTTCTTCGTATAATATCGTGTGTTTAACAATTAAAAACTAAAAAATAGAAAAAATGAAAAAAGCGATTTATTTACTTACAATGATTTTTACTCTGGCTCTGATGAGCACGAGTTGCGAAAAAGTAGACCCTGCTCCCGAAGGCATCATCGTAGAAGACCTTGTTGGTGACTGGCACTTTGAATCCCTTGAGTTTAAAGGTGAAGTATATACAGCTTGCGATGATGATCTGAATGAGGAATATGATCTCATAACGTTTGAAGTTCTTGATGTAACCACGACAACACTTAGGTTGTTCTCGGATTGCATTGATGATGATGACCCAAATAATCTTGATTGGGTACATAACTATACCCTTAAAAATAATAATCTCACAATTGGGGGTAATTATTATGTTTTTAAAATTTTAAATGTTAATGATTTTGATAACACAATATTGAGATTAGAACTCTTCGATGCGGTGTTCACTAATGTTCCCATTGGTGGGGTATATACCTTAACCAAATAAATTTTCGGTGAAACATATTGAACCCCAAGACAACGTTTTGGGGTTTTTTATGTTACCAGACCAAGTTCAAGCAGATATTTTATACAATCAGCATCGTTTAATCCCTTGTAAAAATAAATTCTTTCATCATTACTTGCTGTCGGCACACCGTTTTCATTTCCACCGTTATAGGGGCAAGGAGTGTTACCGTTACGATAATTCCCCTGTAATACCCCACTAAACACATCATCTTTAAAACCTTTTAATGTGATTGTGTTAAATTTCTTTATGTCTTCAACGGGAACTTCAATAATATCCGTCCAATGCAGGTCTGAACGTGGAAAATATTTGGTGTTGATGTCACCAGCAGCAATAATCATGTCGTTATCATTCAGAAAAAATCCATTGAATTCCTCATTACCATCACCCTCTCCTTGTCTATGAAAATGGTCTGCAACCTGAACATATTCAATTCTATTATATGCGCTAACGAGTTTCCCAACCTGTGGAAAATGTATTGAGAGATTCATCCAATTAGCACCGAAACGATGTGCTGTATTTGTTGTTCGATTAGATGGGAATCCGTATTGAGAATTACTGTAGTTTGTGTCGTCAGTGGTGTTTTGATAATTATTGGTAAGTATCACACCGACATTATTTATTTCATTGTCCGAGATAACGTTTATTTCTTTTGTGATATCATTAATAAAATCTTTACTAAAAAAACCATTTGGGTCATCATCAGTGAATTGATTACTATCAGTACCACCTTCATTTGCAACGGTAGCATGGAATCTTGAAAAACTGTAAAATTTCTTACTTTCAAATCTAAAATTTTGTTTCCTCCAATTTATAACACTGATGTGATTATTTCCTGTGTTCCAACCTAACCCATTTTTTGGTGAAGCATATTGTGGGAATTTAAATCTGTATCTGAATGGTTCAACAATTGCATTATTACCTATATTACCATTGAAATTCATAGGTAATTCATTCTCGGTAATTTCAAGAGTTACGAATCCCCTGAATTCAGTAAAAATCCCATTTGGATTGGTGTTAGAAACGGATACTGGACTTCCGTCATCACCAGTAACTACTTTATTTCTGTTACAATTTATAATAAAAACAAAATCCCCATTTCGTTTGTAAATTGAATAATTATTTGGGTCAAGTATTTCCATATCACTACAATCATCTTCAACGTTTCCCGAATTAATATCAGCATCACTAATATGTGACGGATAATAATATATTTTCTCCATTACTTTACCAATTCTTTTTGAAAACATTCCCGCTGTTTCATTAACGTTTTGACGTGCACTAAAAAGTTCTTGTATTCTTCTCGTAGTACCAAAACTGTTCTCACCATACATGGCATTATTACCATCAGTAAAAACACTTCCAAACATAACGAATGTGTTTGTGAGCGTTGCACGTATTCTAAAATCCTGTCTGGTAATTCCTATTTCAAAATTTTCGACATCTCCCCAAAATGGTCTAATATCAACACTGATTTCCTGAGTTTCGATATGTGGTAAATCACCTAAATCATTACTGGGTTTGATTCTGGTGTTATTATCTGTAAATAGGTTTGGCGAATAACCGAGATTCGTTACCATCGCTGCGGGATTCATACTATATTCACCAATATCCGTTATATCAACACTCAGGTGCACGATTTGTGTGCCAGTTGGTACTCCGAATATCATATAGTCACCAGCATCATTACTTGTGGTTGTGTATTTATAATATTTTTTATAGACTTCCAGAAAGGTTTCATTTGTTACAATTTCTTCTTTTATTGGGAAGCTACCGAATGCCTGTTTAGGTTTAATTTCACCGTCTTCTGGGTCACGTTTACTTACACGTGGTAACAGATTATATCGCTTGCCCTCGGTGTTCTTGTCTCTTGGGGTGGTATATGGGTATAATTTATATGTATCGGGGTTACTGGCATCTTCATCAGTTAACGGAATGAAAATACTTATCTTGGCATTCGGCACACCAATACCACCATTAGCAAGAACTCTGCCAACAAGCACACCGTAATCCGCATTGAAGTTCTGATACACGTCTTTGGTTCTCAAGGTCATTGACATGAATTCCAGTGTCTCGACATCCTGTTCCAGTCTTACCGTGATAAACTTGTTATCGTTTTGGTTCCCTGTGTTACTAGTATTAAGGTATATGCGTTGTGATTTGTTCATATCTTGGTTTTCTATAAATACTAATACGAGAAAAATCAAAAAAATCTGTCTTTTTTCCTAAAAAAATCTAAGTGAATTTAAGCAATTTTTTTAGGAAAAAAGACAAAAATATGGAAATCGAGAAAAATCGAGACCAAAAATCAGAAAATCTGAGGAAATCTGTATTTCTATCAGCGTGATAATAATCTGGTAAAAACTTCTTTTCGATTATTTTTCAGTATTTATTGGAAAAGAATCGACATTCTATTAATAGTGAAAAATAAATTAGAAAATTAAATAATAAATAATATGGCAGATTTTGTATTTACCTCTCCGGGTGTAAAATTTAAAGAACGTGACTTAACTTATGTTACACGTAATGTGGGAATCACAACACTGGGATTGGCTGGAGAAACCTTGAAGGGACCTGCATTTGAACCCGTCTTCATTCAAGACCAGACCGAATTCAAAGAAAGTTTTGGAATTCAAAGCACGAAAAGATTTCCCGATGGAAGTCTTCAATATCAATTACCTTATGTTGCTAACGCCTTCCTCGAAGAAGCGCAACAATTATATGTGACCAGAGTACTGGGTCTTAGTGGATATAAGGCGGGGCAATCGTGGAACATCGTTATTGAAGCTGGGGTTGATTTAGATAGCGTCACAGGTGTATCAGCTACCACAGGAACAAGCATTCCGTTTTCAGGTAATAGTTATCTGGGCGTTGCTCTTGGTAGTCTTGGTGCTACAGGAACAACAGCTACTGGCTACACAAGAAGTGGTGATGTTTTCACACAATATGTTCACGAATTTACTGCTACCACATACAATGAGGGTGTTGGTGCTGTTACTGATGTGGTAACCATGTACACAGGCACATCATTAGCCGAATATGAGAATATGGTTGTGGCTGTGATTAGAAGTCGTGGTGATTCTGAAATTGCAATTGATAGTAAGGTTGGTGCAACACCTAATTTTGAAACAACTAATCTTAGCATTACTAACAATAAAACATTACTGGGTGTTGGTGATATTTATGAAGAATTTAAATTAATCGCCACAAATACTGACCCAAATAATCCATACTATGTAACTGGAAGTACTGGAAGTAGCTACACCGTTTCGTTAAATCCTAACGATAGTAGTTTTCTACCTAATGTAATCGGTAATACCCCAAAAGATAAGGATACCATGATTTGGGTTCAGGCAGTCTATCCTGACTTAATTATGAAACTTGATGAAAATAGTCTTGTGTATGGTGTGAAAACCGAAATGGTTGTTACTGAAGAGGATAATAACATTTTTGGTGATTACGAAACCAGTTACAAGACTCCCGAAACCCCTTGGGTTGTTTCTCAAATTAAAGGTAATACGGTTGACAGACTATTCAAATTCATCACTATCTCTGATGGTGATAGTGCAAACGAAGAAATTAAAGTAACGATTCAGAATATTAATCCATATACACTGGAATTTGATGTCGTTGTCAGGGAATTCTATGATACCGATGATAATCCAAGTGTTTTGGAAACCATCCAAAAATGTACACTGGTAAAAGGTGCAAGTAATTATGTTGGACAGAAAATCGGAACTTCCGATGGTGAATACAGTCTCAACAGTAAATATATTATGGCTGAAATCGCAGGTGACCTTCCAAATGATGTGTTCCCCGCTGGTTTTGAAGGCTACATATTAAACAACTACACTGTGAATGTTAGTGGTAGTACTACAGGTATTCCACCAGCAATATTCTACAAAACAGAGTATGCCGACACCGATAGAGTAAGTAAGACATATCTTGGTCTTTCTGAATTGGGTTATACTGGTGACGGTATCAATCAAAACATGTTTGATTTCATTAACTTCTATAGCGGACAGCCTTCAAGTGGATTCACGAAATCCAAAGGTTTCCATATGGATAGTGGAGCAACATTTACTTTTGATGGTTATGAGTTTGAAACAGGTGAAGGTGATTTCAAAACATATGTGAATACCGATGACCCAACAAACCCATACTATAACATAGCAACAAGAAAATTCACCTTGGTTCCTGCTGGTGGTTTTGATGGTTGGGATGTAAATCGTAGAACTCGTTCAGTTGATGATGCATATAGACAAGGTGGAAGACAAAGCGGTACGTTTTCAGCAAATGAAGTACCAAATAACGATTTCCAAGCATGGGAAATGGCTATTGATACCTTCGCTAACCCCGAAGACGTGACGATTAATATTTTTGCCACACCGGGTATTAATTGGGCTGACCATACTATTCTGATTCAGAACACAATCGAAATGATTGAAGAACAGCGAACCGATACACTCTATGTTATTGATTCACCTGAATTACCTAATATTACCAACCCAACCGTTGGTGGTGGTGGTAATGAAGATGTTTTTGCAGCGAGACAAATTACCAATACTCTTACTGAAACAGGTATTGATAGTAATTATAGCTGTACTTACTTCCCTTGGATTCAAATCAGAGATACTCAGAACAATGTAAACGTATATATCCCACCAACTGGTGAAGTTGTTAAGGCGATGGCGTTTACCGATAACACGAGATTCCCTTGGTTCGCACCAGCTGGTTTAACACGTGGTGTTACCAATGCAAGGAAGTCAATGTACAAACTCAGTCTGGAAGCCAGAGACATTCTTTACGGTGGCAGAATCAACCCATTAGCGGATTTCGCTGATACGGGTACAGCGATTTTCGGTAACAAAACTCTACAGGTTAGAGACAGTGCTCTTGATAGAATTAATGTTCGCAGATTACTGCTTCAAATCAAGGTTCTTATATCTAACATCGCTGTTAGATTGTTATTCGAACAGAATGACCAAGCCAGTATTGATTCATTCCTTAATCAAACTAATCCTATTCTTGATAGTATTAAGCGTGAAAGAGGTCTTACGGATTTCAGAATCAAAATGGATAACAGTAATAACACACCTGAGACTCGTGATAGAAACGAACTCTATGGAGAAATCTTCTTAAAACCAACACGTGCTCTTGAATTTATTGGTATCACATTTACCATAACCCCAAGTGGTGCAAGTTTTGATGACGTTGGTGCATAATCAAATTTTTTAATAAGAGGAAACCCGCTTTCGAGCGGGTTTCCTCTTTTATAGTATTTATGTGAAAATAATCGTAATAAACACCAAACAATATGACTAGAAGAAAAAGTAGAGCCAGTAAATCCGCACTGAACACAACAACAGAATACAATCCCACTGAAGAAAAGGAAATAAAAGTAGAGATTACGGAAGAAAAGGCTAAAGCACCTGAAGTAACCCCTGAATTTATGAAAATGTTTGAGGAAGAACTGGAAAAAGAAATGGAGAACACTGAACTCCCAACTCAAGATGAAATTGAAGAAGAACTTGAAGTTGATAAATATAATCCACCAGCTTCCAATTATCCTGATAAATTTCCCGCAAAACCATTTAAAGTCGAAAAGAAAAAAGAAATCACTAAGAAAGACCTAATGGCGTTATCAAAGAAAGGACTGAGATATTATCAAAGAACAGGGAAACTGCCACAGGAATAAATCTTAGATTCTCGGTATTGTTTTTCAAATACCTGAGTATTTATTATTAAACGTAAAAAATAAACAGAAACAATTAATAACTCAAAAATATGGCAACAGAAGAAACAATGATAAGAACGATGCCGTTTGAATACGAACCGAAACGTGTTAATCGTTTCTTTGCGGTATTCGATGATTCTTTAGGTATTCAAGTTTGGAAGGTTCAGAAGTTCAAGAGACCTTCAATGAAAATAAACAGCGTTCCTATTCAATATATGAACGAACAAAACTATGTTGCTGGTAGATATACTTGGGATAGCATGTCGATTACTTTTCTTGACCCGATAGGACCATCAACCTCACAGCAACTCATGGAATGGGTGAGACTTCACGCAGAATCTCTTACAGGTCGTATGGGATACGCAGCTGGGTATAAAAAAGATATTACCTTGAAATCATTAGACCCAACAGGTGTAGAAGTCGAGAAATGGACACTACAACAATGTCAAATCGTAAGTATTGACTTTGGTGATAACGATTACACAAATGATGAATTAACCAATATTACACTTGAAATCCAGCCTTGGCGTTGCATTCTAAATCTTTAAGAATCAGCCACTTACAATTATAGTTAAAAACCACGTAAACAATACGTGGTTTTTTTATGTCTTTACATTATGCTGCTTTGAGTTCTTCGATTCTTTTTTTCGTGATGAGATTAACGTAATATGACATATCTTTTATTTTAATAATTTCATAGTTTTCATTATTATGACTGAACCATATAATGTATGAG